GTTCTAGCCTTCCCGCATCCCTTGTGCCGCAACGGTTTCCGGTAGGGCGGTGCAGTGGAGAGCGTCAATGTCCGCGAGGTGGTCAACTCCGGCGACCGACCCAACTCCCTCCGAGCTCTACGCGACCGCCTGGCGGAGGAGCTCGACCGGGAGCGGGCCGCCAAGCACCGGCGGGAGTGCACCTGCGTCTGCGGGATGGGTGACGGCCGTGTGATCGTCGCTCTCGTCAACGCGCTCCGCGCCGTGATCGAAGAGCTCGAAGGACTGCCAGCGGCCGAGGAGGACTCTCGCCTTGACCGCATCGCTGCTGCCCGCGCCGACGATCTGGCAGCCCGGCGTTCGCGTCGGGTCGCAGGTCCCGCGGGTCCGTAGCGTCCCTCCGTACGCTTCGACCCTCGGCGACGAGGCGGCCGACTTGATGGCCGAGGTGGGCAAGCCGCTGCTGCCGTGGCAGCGCGAGTACTGCCGGGACATGCTCGGCCGGCGGCCGGACGGGAAGTGGTCGGCCTACGAGTCGGGGCTCTTCGAGGCACGCCAGAACGGCAAGGGCGTCGTCATCGAGGCCCGCGAGTTGTACTCGCTGTTCATCCTCCGCACCCGCCGGATCATCCACTCGGCGCACCTGTTCGACACGTCCCGTGAGGCGTTCGAGCGGCTCATGGAGATCATCGACGGGTCGGACTGGCTGACGAAGCGGGTGGCTCGGGTGAACCGGGCGCACGGCAAAGAGGGCATCGAGCTCACCACGAAGGCCGGCGGTGGGCAGTTGAAGTACAAGGCCCGCACCCTGCACGGGGCCCGCGGCTTCTCCGGTGAGGACATCATCCTCGACGAGGCGTACGCGTTGGTGGCGGGGCACATGGCCGCGATCTCGCCGATCCTCGCGACGCTGCCGAACCCGTACATCGGCTACTTCTCCTCGCCGCCGGACGACAAGACCGGGCCAATGCCGCAGGACGCGTTCCTGCCGAGTGTCCGCCGCCGTGGACTTGAGGGTCAGCCAAGGCTGAACTACTGGGAGTTCTCGCCGCCGGATTCGTTCGACCCGGCGGACGTGGACGTCTGGTACGCCTGCAACCCGAGCTTGGGCTACCTGATCCAGGAGGAGTACCTCGCCGACCAGTACCGGATCTTCGCTTCGGCGGGGAAGGTTGGGAACTTCTCGACCGAACACCTCGGGGTCTGGCCGGTTGATGCCAGCACTCACTGGTCGGTGATCTCCGAGGACGATTGGAAGGATCTGCTCGACGAGCAGTCGTCCGCTCTCGACCCACTCGTCTTCTCGATCGACGTCACACCGGAACGGTCCCACGGCTCCATCGCCGCAGTCGGCGCCCGGGCTGACGGGCAGTTGCACGGGGAGATCGTCGACCACGGCCAGGGCACGTCGTGGCTGGCGGAGCGGGCGGCGGAATTGGACACCCGGTGGAAGCCGGCGTTCTGGGTGCTGGACCCGGGTGGGGCGGCGGGATTCCTGCTGCCGCAGCTGCAGTCCGCGGGACTGAACGTGGAGTCGTTGACGTCGCGGCAGGTGGGTCAGGCGTTCGGGCTGTTCCGGTCGGCCACGTCGTCGCAGGAGCAGGCCGAGGCCCCGGTGTCGGAGGCCGAGTTGACCGGGGCTCCGAACCTTGCCGAGTCGGAGGTGCCGGTGGTGGTGCCGAAGATCAGGATCCGGCCCAACCGTCACCTCGGGGCGCTGGCCGCCGCGGTCGAAGGTGCTTCCACCCGACGCGTGGGTGACGGGACGTCGTGGGACCGCAAGAAGTCTGATCTGGTGATCTCGCCGCTGGTGGCGTTGACCAACGCCGTGTTCGGATTCGTCACCCGCCCACCCGATGAAGGCCCGTCAGTCCCACTAGTCGCATGGCGCTGAGGGGAGCATCGTGACTTCCCTCGAACTGGAGCGGTGGCGCGGCCATAACGTGCCGGTGCTGTCGAGGGACGAGATCTCCCGCTACAACGTCCAGGACTACCTGAACTGGATCCAGTACTCGAACGGGTACATGGGCGCCCCGACGCCGGTCACGACGTACGGGAACCGTCCGGCGGAGCCGATCTCCTCGTCGTTCGAGGGCTTCGTCTGGGGCATGCTCTACGCCGACGGCCCGGTCGCGGCGGTGGAGGCGTACCGGCTGCGGGTGTTCGGACAGGCACCGCTGCTCTACCAGGATTTCGTCGACGGGCGTCCAGGCGACTTCTTTGACGACCCCGCTCTCGATCAACTCCGGGAGCCGTGGCCGGGCGGGAACCTGTCCGACCTGATGAAGCGGTCGCTCATCTATGGCGACTTCGCCGGCAACTCCTTCGGCGTCGACCTCGACGACGAGATCGTGCTGCTCCGCCCGGACTGGGTCGAGATCATCCTTGAAAAGCGCGACTACCGCGGCGGCCAGGTCGGCTGGCGTCAGCGCGGCATCATGTACTACGAGGGTGGACTTGGCGTCGGGGATGGAGTCGCGTTCCTTCCCGGCGAGTACTTCCACTTCGTCCCCGGGCTGCCGGATCCGCTAGCGACGTTCCGGGGCATGTCGTGGCTCACCCCATTGGTGCGCGAGGTGCAGGCGGACAAGGCCGCGTCGGATCACAAGGTCGCGTTCTTCGAGAATTCGGCATCGCCCAACCTGGCGGTGTCGCTGCCGAAGGAGATCACTCCGAAGCAGTTCGAGGAGTTCGTCGAGAAGATGGACGCCAAACACAAGGGCGTCCAGAACACCGGCCGAACCCTCTACACCGCTGGCGGCGCGGACGTCACGGTCATCGGCGCGAACATGCAGCAGATGGACTTCTCTAGCGTCCAGGGACGCGGAGAGACCCGGGTTGCCAATGCTGGCGGGGTGCCGCCGGTGCTGCTGAGCTTCGCCGAGGGCATGCAGGGCTCGTCGCTCAACGCGGGCAACTACACGGCGGCGAAGCGGAACTTCACCGACACGACGATGCGGGACCTGTGGTCGAACAAGGCCGGTTCGCTGCAGAAGATGGACCGGTTCCGACCCCCGCGGCCGAAGTCGCGGCTGTGGTATGTGGGTCGGGATATCCCGTTCATGCACGAGGATGCGCAGGACCTGGCCCAGATCCAGCAGACGCAGGCGTCGACGGTCAACTCCTACATCACGGCCGGCTTCAAGCCCGACACCGCCGTCGCCGCAGTCGAGCGGGACGACCTCAAGCTCCTCGAGCACACGGGTCTCACCTCCGTCCAGCTGATGCCGCCCGGCTCGCAGGATGCCGACGGCGACGGTGTCCCCGATGCCGAAGCGCAGGCGTCGGAGGACTACGAAGCCGCCCTGGACGAGTTCCGCAGCGAACTGGAGTGGCGGGACGAGATCCTACGGAAGGCGCCGTACCCGGGCCAGCGCTACCGTCACGGCTGGATTCCGGTCGTCGGCCTTGTTGGCGATGCGTTGAAGCTCGAGGGCCGGATGGACCTCCCGTCCGGCGAGTCGCTCGAGTCGTCCGGTCACCTCAAACTTGGCGGTGCGACCATCCCGATGGCGTGGACGACCGGCCCGTCAGGCCGTCGCCTCCGGATCGCGTCGGTCGAGCCGGGCGACGAGAAGATCTGGACGGGCCGGAACCTCGGCGCGACTACAGTGCTCGACGAGGCGGGGGTGGAGCGCCTCCGCGACGGACTCACCTCCATGAGCGAGACGGCCGAGCGCGTTCAGGCTGAGGCCGACCGTCTCAATGAGCGGCTGGAAGACCTCGCCAGCCAGCGTAGCGAGATCAACCGTCGACAGTACGCAGGCCTTACCAAGGCCCAGGGGCGCCAGCTGAGCCGGCTCGAGGAACGGCTTGAGTACCTCGACGGGTCGATCAAGAGGCTGGACGAGGACCGCGAGGAGCGGGCGGGTCGGATAGCCGCCGAGGTCGATCCGGAGGAGCGGAGATTCCTCCAAGGCATTCAGAATGCCCGGGATGCCAACCAAGCCAACTACCGTGCGGAGCGCGTGCGTCTTCAGGTTCAGCATGACGAATTGACGGCGGGCAGCCGAACCCCACTAACGGCAGGTGACCTCGCCGACCTGGCCGAAGTGGACCGCCAGGTCGCCGCCGCCAACGGGGAGTTGGACCGGTTCGCCGACCAGACCCTCATCGAGGGCTCGGTCTCGGGCGAGTGGGGCGACGTCAGGTGGCATCTGGGCACCGATGAGTTCGGACAGCCAGCCCTGAGTGTTGAGTTCCCAGGCGACGGTGAAGGAGACGGGCCGCAACTTGAGCCGGCAGAACTGGACCAGCTGCTGCGGATGCTCGGTGTCGAGGTCGCCCGTTCCTACATCGAACGGCGGGACTACTACGACCTGCGCGACTACCGGGGACGGTTCCGCAAAGCGTCGGACCGGGTCGGCCACGCGCTGAATGAGTGGTTGAAGGGCAACGGGAACGCCGACGACCCGCTGGGTGACGAGAAGGAGTTCTCAACAGCGTCGCTGCGGTCGGCGGCGAAGGAACTGGGCGTCACTGTTCCGCGCGCCCGTCGTGGTGCGTCCGAGGGCGAGAAGCGCGACCTGTTGAAGTTGGCGCTGCTGAAGGACGCCCGGGCCCGGTTCCGCGGCGACCGCGACGGTGACGGCGAGTCGGGTCCGGTCCGGATGACTCTCCAGTCGCCGAAGTACCGCGATGTCGACGTGGGCGTCTATCGCGAGGCAAACGGCAAGGTCGGCCTGTACCGGCTGTCTGGATCGTCGAGTACCCGTGGTGCGCGGATCGCCACCTTCGATGATCTTGAAGGCCTGGAGGCGTGGGGTAGGGACAACGGGGAACCACGGGTAGCGGAATGGGCAGCGTCAGAACGAGGCGCAGCGAAGCCGACAAAGCGGGCACCGGCGAAGAAGGCGCAGTCGGTTGACTTCAGTGACCCCGCGTTGCTGGAAAGCGAGCACGCCCAGGCGGTCACGCTCCTTTTGGAGCACGGCGACACCCCGGACAGGATCGTCGACAGGTACATCGATGACGGCCTGAGTCCCGACATGGCCAGGTTGCTCGTCAACGAGGCCGTTGCTGCGCTGACGGCGCAAGGCAAGCTCCCGGATTCCGCCGCGACGACCGTTCGCAGGCCCGCGCGTGTGCCTGCGGTGGCGACGCCGGATGATCTTGCGGACTTGATTCAAGACCCCGGGGATCGTGGCGCCGTTGCCCGGATCTTGGACGGTTCGTACATCGAGGGCGGCCGGAGGCTGGACGGGATCACCGCGAAGGTCGCGGCAATCCGCCGCGTTGCGGCGGTACGCGTCAAGGTTGCGAAGGACAATCATCGCTCCGTTCCGACGCCCGAAAGCAAGCGTCGACTCGACGCCGCCGAGGCTGATGCCGTCCGGATCATCGCCGTCGCAACCGCGCTCAAGAAGGCCCCGACTGCGGCCCACGGCGGACCGGTGCCCGCCCGTGCGGTTCTTCGCCCAGGCGCCACCAGTTCGTCATCAACGTGGCGGGTGGCCGCCGTTGAAGGCCTGCAGACGTCAGTCCCCGGCGCCGCGTCGGCGGTGTCGGCGTACCTGCGCCACCCCGCGTCCATTAACGACCGGCTGCGGACTCCGGGCACCTTTGACGGTGATGCGACGACGGCCGACCGGCACATCGCCGCAATGGACCGCGTGATGGACCAGTCGACGCTTGATCGTCCATTGACCCTGTATCGGGGCACGAGCACTCAGGACATTGCCGGGCTTCCTGCTGGTAGCGCTGTTGGCCACGAGTGGACAGATGCGGGTTATGCGTCAACGTCTACCAAGCGTGGCGTCGCAGAGCACTCCTTTGCTGGTCGCGGCCGGGTGCTCTTGACGGTTCGCGCACCCGAGGGCACGCCCGCGCTCCAGATTGACGGCCTTGGCGAGACTGAAGTGCTGCTGGGTCGCGGCCAGACGTTCCGCGTCGTTGCCGATCACGGACTCACTCCGGAAGGCGCTCGCAACCTCGAAGTCGAACTCGGGCCCGCCCCAGCTAAGGCGGCACCGAGGAAGGCAGCGAAGTCCGTAACCGCGAAGGCGATGCCAGAGATCCCCGACGAAGTCATTCCGGAGACGTCGCCCGGTGAGCGTCCGGGCCGAGTCTGGGCCTACCACCTCCAGCCCGGTACCCCAGTCCTTGTTGACCTTGCGGGCGACTCGGTCGTGCCAGCCACCAAGACGCGCGGGGCATCTAGGGCCACCGTCTTGCGAACCTCCGCCGATCCAGATGGGCCCGGCATCCACGTTGTCATCTGGGACGGCGAACGCGAACACGAACTTGTCGTTCCACCGACCAGGGCGTTCGTCGTCTCGCCGAAGTCTGCACCCGCGAAAGCCACCCCCAGGCCGAAGCGCGAACCCCTCGGTGACCCCGCTGCCAAACTGTCCTCCCTCCGTGCCCTCGGCGACCGGGAAGCAGCCCGGGACGAACTGGACCTGCTGCTGCTCGACGACCTGAAGACCCTCGCCAAGGCGGCGGGTGTGGCGACGTCGGGGCGGAAGCGGGACGTGGTGGACCGGATCACGGCCAAGGTCCACCCGGTTTCCACCCCCCTCTCCGACAAGGACATCGACACCCGCTCCGCCCGTCTACGTGACGCCGGAACAGACACCACGGCGATCCAGTCCCTGCTGGCCGACTTGGACGAGCCGCAGTTGCGGCAGATGGCCGAAGCGTGGGAGGTGGACCCGTCCGGCCGTCGGGTGGATGTGGAACGGCGGCTGGTGGCGGGGGTTGCGGACTTCAACCGGCAGCAGCAGCCGGCAGGGTCACTGGAGGACCGTGTCGCCGCCGCGACGACGGACATCACCGCCGCCTACCGGCGGCTGATACGAGCCCCCGGCGAGTATGTGAAGCTCGCGGACCTGCGCCGCGAGCTGCCCGGCCACGACCGGGAAGCCGTCGATGAGGCGTTGCGCAGGCTCAGCCAGCAACGCGGGATCAATGTTCTCGGGGAGGTCAACCCGGCCACCCGGACGGAGGCCGACGACGCCGCCGCTGTGACGATCGGCCAACGGCCGGCCCACTTGATCGCGTTCGAGAATGTCGGGCCTTCCCGACGAAACGTGCCGGAGGCAGAAGTACAGGCAGCGGCGGTGTCAGTGATCGACGCCTACCACCGGGCTCCTGAAGGTCTGGGAGGTTGGGTCAAGCTCGCTGATCTCCGCCGCGAGTTGGGCGACCATGACCGGGATGCGGTAGACGCTGCACTGGTTCAGATCGGCCGACAGCCCGGCGTGTTTGTGATCTCCGAGCTGCATCAGGAGACGTTGACTCCTGCCGACCGCGCCGCGGCCGTCAGTATCGGCGGTCAGAGCAAGCACCAAATCCTGATCGAACCCGATGCGGATCTGTCCGGCGTGACGGGAGATCGGGAGCAGTCCGCCCGTGACCGCCAGTCCCGTCTCGAAACCGCCCGCCACGCCGCCGAAGCCCTCGTCGATCTGGACACCATGGCGGCGAATGGCGGATCGGCGAAGGCTTTGTCCCGCCGTGTCGACACCCGGGTACGGATGGGGGCACTGACCGAGGACGAAGGAGCGAGACTGCGGGCGGCGCTGAGTAGCGGCGGGATGTCCGAGAATGAACGCCGACTCCGCGCCGAGATGGGCGACGTCGACTTCGAGCGCCGAATGGCTGGCGACCGGGCGTGGATCAAGTACCTCGACGAGGGCGTCGACACCATGTCGATGGACGAGCTTAAGGCCCTTGCCTACCGCTGGAACGTCTCGCCGAAGGATCTTCGCGCTTCAAGCCACGGCACGGGCAAGCCTCTCAGCCGGACCGCGCTCGTCGCTGCTCTCGACCGGTCGCACCGGATTACGCCGAAGCGGCGGCCGGAGCTGCTGGTGGATGACGCCGATGTAGACGGCTTCCATGCTGCCCTTGCCGACATCCTGTCCTCCCGTGGCGCCACCACCCACCACACCCCCGGTGATGTAGTGCCCTTCGACGCCTCCACGATGCGCCACCAGGGTGACCGTCCCTCCCCGGGCACACCGGTACAGGTGGTGTCCCCGGGTGCGTCGATGGTGGATTCGGACGGCACGGTGGTGACGTTGGTGCCGACGGTGGTCATGGATGCGCCCGATCTCGATAGCGACGAGCTTCCGCCGCCGAAGCCCCCGATCTACAACCAGCCAACTCCAGAAAACCCCCTCGGCTCCTATGACGTACCGCCAGAGGCCATGAACCCCTCGCCGCGCGAGGGAGAGCGACTCCAGTGGCACGGTGGGATCCGACAACTGCGCGGAACTGTGGTTGGCGAGATGGACCGGAGTACGGGCGAAAAGTTCCTGGTACTTCGACTCGACGACGGGACGTTCCAGAGCTTTGATGCACGCGTGCTCCGGCCTGCCACCGATGCACCCTCCGACACCTCCCGTTCCCTCACCCCCAAAGCCTCCGAAGACGTCACCCGCGCCGAGGACCCGGATGAGTACGACCGGATGGAGGACGGCGAAGACCCGAGCCTTGACGACATCTTCGCCATGGCGGACGAAGACGACGAGGACGACGTCGAACGCGCGGCCGGCAAGGACGTCAAGCCCGGCAATGACCGACTTCACCACTTCTGGACGGTCGATCCCGAAGGCAGAGCCAAGTGGGTTGATTCGCCGAAGCCGTGGACAACCCTGGTGGCCCACCTGACCCGCCATGTCGGGCTGCGCAAGGCGAAGATCTTCGCTTCCCGCTGGTTCATCGAGGTTTTCGGCTACGCGGCCGGCAGCGACAAGAACCGGGTCGCCCACGGCCACCCGCCACGCGGCAACCGGGTCGGCCCCGGCTAGATGGATCCCGTCCCGGACACCGAAAGGCAGGTGCCCGTGGACACCCTCGAACGTCGTGCGCCATATCCGGGCCAGCGGTATCGCCATGGGTGGATTCCGGTGTCCGGGTTCAACCTCCTCGGCCGGGCGCAAACACAGGACGATCTCGAGTCCTCGTACGGGGCGGCATACGACAGCGCGGAGTTCTCGCCGGGCGCACACGTGGAACTGTCCGAAATCGGGGACGTTCACATCGACCTCGCCGGCGAGCAACCGGACACGTTCCACGTCTTCGGAGACATGTCCCAGGAGGGTGCGGCACAACTCAGCGACGACATCTGGTGGGCGCTGAATCGCGCCGCCGGTGACGGCGGCCACCGGCCACCCGACCCGGTCAACGGGCTGAGCGACTGGGTAGACCGCGACGGTGTCATCGTCGGCTACACGCCCGGCGGCGACATCCGACTCGGCTGGCCACGCGCCGACGACGACGTGGACGTGCTGGACCTGCCGGCCGAGGAGGCTAAGGCGCTGGCCAGAAAGTTGGCGGAGTTCGCAGACATCAACCTCGACGGCGAGGAGGGCGAATGACCACCAAGACGTGGTCCGGCCCGTGTCCGTTGACGGTTCGCCGAGAGTCCCGCAGCAAGTACGTGAAGAAGCGATCGCAGGTGCCCGTGGACGAGCTCAACCGCGCCCGCACCACGGAAGAATCCGGCGGAGGCGGAGGCGGCAAGACCCTTCACGAACCGGCCGGCTCCAGCAAGGGCGGCCAGTTCACCTCCAACCCCGGCGGAGGTTCCAAACCCACCCCGAAGCCGCCGGCGAAGAAGACCGCACCGAAGTCCTCGCAGGACTACAAGCCGATCGTGCCGGTGAAAACCCGCACCGGTCCGATGAAGCTCGGCGGCGACAACGACCCGCAGCAGGTCAAGCAGCTGCAAGCACTCCTCGGAGCGCTGGGGCTCGGCACCCCACCCACCAACGGCCAGTTCGACCAGGCCACCAAGGACGCCGTCATGGAAGCCCAACGCCGGTTGGGCATCAAGAACCCCACCGGCCGGGCATCGACGGCGTTCCTGAACAAGCTGGTCGCCGCCCACGCGTTGAGCCCGTGCATCAAACGCTCCGCGGACGACGAGCGCGACTTCGACCTGTTCCGAGCCGCGGTGATGCGCGGCGACTTCGACGACGAGGAGGACGCCGTGCACGAGCACGACCCCGAGCGCACGTGTTGTCCCGACGTCTACGAAGGCGAGAGCCACGTCTTCCGTCGCGAATGGGACCTCGACGGCATCGACATCATTCGCGGTGGCCAGGGCGGCGACGGGCGGACGGTCGAGGCGTACGCCACGGTGTTCGACTCGCCGACAGAGGTGAAGGACCAACACGGCCACTACCTGGAGACGATCGACCGCGCCGCCTTCGACGAGGTTCTCCGCGCCGGCATCGGCAAGGTCAAGTGCTTCTACAACCACGGCATGGACCTGCACGGCCGACCCAGCGACATGTGGTCCGTTCCCATCGGCACGCCGGTCGAGGTGCGGGCCGACGGCAAGGGTCTGCGCACCATCACCCGATTCAACGAGGGCGCCGACGGCGACCGTGTCCTCGACGCCATTCGCAACGGTGCCATCACCGGCTACAGCTTCCGCGGCCCGATCCGCGGCTCGGAGCCCCGCCGCATCCCGCGCGCCCGCGACGGTATGCCGCTGCCCGAGGTTCGGCGTACCAAGCTCGGTCTCACCGAGTACGGACCGACGCCGATGCCCTACTACGCGGGCGCCGGCATCGTCGCCTGGCGTTCACGACTGCTCGCCGCCGATCCCGCCGAGTTGCGGGAGCTGCTGGTGGAGATTCTCCGCTCGACCCCTCCTGAGGACCAGGCCGAGCTACGCACCATCGTCACCGCCCCTCCCGCATCGGGACCAGGCGCCGAGGACCAGCCCACAGAGGCCCTCCGGTCGGCAACCGAAGCACTCGCGCGCAAATTGCGGCGCAAGAACATCTTGTGGGAGAAACTCAATGAGCCTCAAGAGGCTTGACGAACTGCTCGCTGAGCAGAAGATCATCCAGGAACGACTCAACGCCATCCAGGCCGAGACCGAGAAGGACGTCCCCGAAGGCGACGAGGTCGCCCGGGCCAAGCAGATCGGCGAACTCGACGCCGAGTCCGACGAGCTCATCGCCCGCTACGAGTCCCTCGAGGTCGACAAGGCCCCGCTCATCGAGCGGTCGAACAAGCTCACGGCCATCCGTGAAGCCGCCAAGGACATCGCCCGCACCGAGTCCGGCGACGGCGCCAAGTACCTCGGGCGCAGTGGGCCGAACTTCACCCCGACCGTCGACCCGTTCGACGCCGACCCGCGGTTCCTGACCACCAACGAGGTCATCTCGCGGGCCATGACGGCCATCGACCGGGAGAAGCGGGTACCGCTCTCCGATGAGGGCAAGGGCCACCTCGAAACCCTCATCCACCGCTCGTACAACGAGGAAGACGAGAACAACCAGCTCGACGGCTCGTACATCGCCCGCCGGACGCTGTACACCGAGAACCCCATCTACCGCAGCGCGTTCCGCAAGTACGTGCGCTTCGGCCAGATGGCCCAGTTCAACGAGCGCGAACGCGAAGCCCTCGCCCGGTTCCAGGAGTACGAAGTCCGTCGTGCCGCCGGCGAGGTCACCACGACCGCCGGTGGGTTCGGTGTGCCCGTCTACATCGACCCGACGATCATCATCACCTCCGGCGCGTCCGACGCCCCGATCCTGCGGGTCTGCCGGATCGAGCAGGTGACGAACAACGTCTGGAAGGGCGTCAGCTCGGCCGGCATGTCGTGGTCCTATGACACGGAGGCTGCGGAGGTCTCGGACGACGCGGCGACGCTCGCTCAGCCGACCGTGTCCGTCCACATGGCGCGGGGCATGATCCCGTACTCCATCGAGGTCGGCCAGGACTACCCCGGCTTCGCCATGGAAATGGGTCGGCTGCTGGACTCCGGCTTCAACGACCTGCTGGCCGTCAAGTCCATGACGGGCACTGGCACCGGCGAACCGTGGGGCATTTTCACCGCCATCGATCAGACGTCGGCCTCGGAGGTCACCCCGACGACCGACGGCAGCTTCGGCGGCGTGGATGTGTTCAAAGCCTGGAACGCCCTGCCGGAGCGCTACCGGTCGAAGGCCACATGGGTGATGAGCGTGGGGGTGGAGAGCGCGATCCGGCAGTTCGCCGCGTCGGCGGGCTCGTCCTCGGCGTACTTCACGACCGATCTGACCCAGGACGGCGTCAGCCGGATCAACGGTCGGCCGGTCATCGTGTCGGACTACGCACCGACGTTCTCCGGCAGCGTTCCTGGAACCACGGGACCTCAGAACATCTTGGTGGTCGGGGCGTTCGAGAACTACGTTTTGGCCCAAAGGGCCGGAATGTCCGTTGAACAGATTCCGATGCTCTGGGGGTCTGGCTCCCGACTTCCTACAGGGCAACGCGGTCTGTTCGCCTGGGCGCGCAACGGTATGGATTCCGTGAACGACCGAGGTTTCATTTTGCTCCAGAATCAGTAAGAATGTCCGTTTCTGGGAACTGTCAGCGGTTCCTAGTACGCTGACATCGGTCTCGGGTAGCTCCCGAGGCAAGGATGGTCCCGGTCTCTTGGGTATCGGGACCATCCACCCACCCAAGGAGATCCCCAGTGAAGATCTGCAAGGAATGCTCGGAGCCGTTTGAGCCGAAGAATGGCCAGATGTTGTTCTGCAAGAAGATCTGCAAGAACTCCTGGCACGCGGCACGGCGGAATGCCCGACTGACGACGACCTGCCGACATGCGGATGGCTGCCCACGAATGGCCCGCAAGGCTGGCTGGTGCGACCTCCACTACCAACGCATCCGGGTGCACGGCGACCCGGGTCCGGCCCACAAGCTTTCGACCGTGGGCGACTACCCCAATCCGGACTGCAGCATCGACGGTTGTATCGAGCCCCGGCGTGCGCTTGGTATGTGCGCCCGGCACTACAAGCGGGTGCAATCAGGCGGCGACGTCGGCCCGGCGGGTCGACTCCGCCGCGTGCTGCCCGTCGAGGTGCGCAACTACACCAAGGGTCAGCTCCACCGGTTCCACAGGTATGGCCTCACGGTGGAGGCGTTCGAGGCGCTGCTTGCCCGCCAGGGCGGGCGCTGCTACATCTGCAAGACCTCCAAGCCGGGGCGCAAGGGATGGTCCGTCGACCATTGCCACGACACGAACGTGGTTCGCTTCATTGCGTGCAATCCGTGCAACGTGGCGTTGGGCCTGATCAAGGAAGACCCGGTCGTTGCGAAGCGCCTCTACGAGGTCGCGGTCGAATGCCAGCAGTTGAGGGTTACTGCTTAGCCGGCATTTCGGCCAATCGGGCTAGCCACTCCCGGACCTTTTCGGCGTCATAGAGCACTCGGCGCCCAACGCGGAACGAGGGCGGTCCGTAGCCGATGTGCCGCCAATAGCGAACGGTCTCTGGCGCCGCGCGGCACAGGTCAGCAACCTCCGGTGTGGTCATGTATTGAGACATCTCAGCGGTCCTTTCGTAAGTCAACCGTTGACAACGGTAGGCACGACAAACCCTGCACGGCATGGCTTGGCCCGTGACATCTCGACGGACCGCCAAAGTGTCACGGCCCAGTTACAAGGCCCATCGATCCGGGTGGGGCCTTTTGCATGCCCGCGATCTCCCGGCACCCCGTTTCGGACGGGCGGGGTGCCGGGTCCCGTCCGACCCGTCCGTAGGAGAAATCATGGAGTTCGTCTACTCGGTCAACAACGGCCACGTGGCCTGGGGCCCCGCCGGGTCCACGGTGCACATGGCACCGAACGACATCTGGTTCGCGGACGACCCGTTCGTGCTGGACCGCCCGGACCTGTTCTCGGCTACGCCCACTCGCGTGCACTCAACGCAGGGACGAGAGACCCCGCCGGCGACACCGGTGGGCCAGAAGCCCGAGCTCGTGGTTGCGAGGCCGCGGGGCCGGCGTGCCTGAGCACCCGAAGGTCTCGCTGGCGTTCGTCTACCCGAACAGCCGCACTGCGTGTTTCGACGACTGCCGTGAGCAGATGCTGGCGTTCGACCGGGCGAACTGGCGGGTGTTCGACCACGAGTCGGGTCGGCAGTCGGCGCGGGTGGGGACGATCGGGCTGATCGACGCCCGCAACCAAGTCGCGGCGTCGTTCCTGACGTCGGATTCGGAGTGGCTGCTGTGGATCGACTCGGACATGGGGTTCGAGCCGGACTCTTGCTACCGGTTGCTCGAGGTGGCGGATCCGGTGGAGCGTCCGATCGTCGGAGGACTCGCGTTCGTGCAGCGCGAGGTGGCGCACGATGGCATGTTCGGGTTCCGGACCCAGCCGCTGCCGACGATCTACGACTGGGTGACCGACGACGAGGGGACGCCGCGGTTCCTGTCGATGCCGCTGTATCCGGTGAACTCGCTGATGCGGGTGCGGGCGACGGGGAGCGCGTTCATCCTGATTCACCGCAGCGTGTTCGAGAAGATGGCCGTGGCCGCGGATGAGTCGGCCGTGTTCGGGGCTCCGTATGACCAGATCCGCGGCCCGGAGGGGAAGTTGCTGGGCGAGGATGTGTCGTTCTGCGTCCGGGCCGGGCAGTTGGAGATCCCGGTCCACGTCCACACGGGGGTGCGGACGACGCACTTCAAGTACCGGTGGTTGGGGGAGACGGACCACTGGCGGGCGTACAACCCGACGCCGGCCACCGAAGAAGTCGCGGTGATTGTGCCGGTGCTGCGCCGGCCGCAGAACGCGGCACCGTTCATGCAGTCGCTGCGCGCTTCCACCGGACTGGCGACGGTGTACGCGGTCGCGGACGACGACGATCCGGAGACGGCCGAGGCGTGGGCCGCGGCCGGCGCCGAGGTGATCGTCGGGGATGTGCGGACGTTCGCCCGCAAGGTCAACCTCGGGTACAGCAAGACGTCGGAGCCGTTCCTGTTCATCTGCGGCGACGACGTCACGTTCCACTCCGGGTGGTTGAACCACGCCCAGCGGGTCGCGGACATGCTCGAGGCCAACGTGATCGGCACGAACGATCTCGGCAACGAGCGGGTGATGCGCGGCGAGCACGCGACGCATCTGCTGATCCGCCGCTCGTACGTGGACGAGGTCGGGGCGTCGTGGGACGGCCCCGGTGTGGTGTGCCACGAGGGATACCAGCACTGTTTCGTCGACGATGAGCTGGTGACCGCGGCTAAGCAGCGCGGTGTGTGGCAGATGGCGCTCGGTGCGGTGGTGGAGCACAACCACCCGTTCTGGGGGAAGGCCGAGCAGGACGAGGTGTACGCCTTGGGCCAGTCGTCGTTCGAGGCGGACGGGAAGCTGTTCCGGTCGCGGCTGGTCGAGCAGGGGCTGGCGAAGCCGGAGCCGGACAAGCCGAAGGTTGGAGCCAAGCCGAGGCGACGCCGGTGAAGGTCTGGGACGTGTTCCCGTACTGGCGGGAGCAGTGGGCGGTAGACGCCCGCCTGAAGCTTTGGGCCGACCTGGCGCCTGGCGTGGAGTACGTGCCGTGGGCACTTCTCGGCGACCGAACACACCGCGGCACTCCGCTGCCTCGCCTGCTTCCGCCCGGTGGCCCGATACTCTGGGGTGGGGCCTGCTGGTCGATGGTGGCCCTCGATGCCGAGGACGATTGGGGCCGAGAGGCTCAGCAACGGGACGCGATCCGGGAAAAGCTCTGGCAGATGGACCGGGACGATCTGATCCTGCTGACCGACGCCGACGAGCTCGTCGACCCGCTCAGGCTCGACGCCATCGCCGAAGCGACCGAATCCGGTCCGGTGAAGCTGCGCATGGCGATCTACATGTGCGGTACGCGGTGGAAGCACCGCGACTCGTGGCGCCACCCCGGAGCGTGCCGAGCGAAGGATCTGCCGGAGCATCCGACGGCGGACCTGCGGATGAACTTCACCCTGCCGAAGGTCCCGGAAGCGGGCTGGCACCTGACCTACTTCGACGAGGACGTGGACGGGAAGCTCCGCGCGTTTGCGCACGCGGAGTGGGACACCCCGGAGGCCCGGGAGGAGTTCGCCCGTATCCGCGCCGAGGGGACGGGGCTGATCGACGACCCGCTGACCGGGCCGCTGGCCGACATCCTGAACGTTGGTGTCTCGTGATCGCGCTGGAATGGCAACTCGTCGCACCCGGAGACGGGCCGGAGATCTCCACATCACTGACCCTGGCCGAGACGGACGAACTGCGCAGGCTGGCCAAGGACGCCGACGTGCTCGAGGTCGGGTCGGCGTACGGCTACTCGACGGTGGTGCTCGGACTCGTGGCCAGGTCGGTCGTCGCGGTGGATCCGCACCGGGAGCTGAACTCGTTCGGCGTGCTGCTGGAGAACCTGGCGGCGTACGGCGTGACGAGCCGGTGTGTGGTGGAGAT